TAACAAATTAAATGAAAATGTGCTACAGCCAATTGACAACATTGTATATAAGACATTTGTTAGCAAATTTAATGAAAAATATTCTGGTTCTTTAATTTCAGAACAGAAGGAGTTGTTAAATAAATACATTGTTTCATTTGTTGACAATGGCATAGATTTAAAACTTTTTATGAATGAAGAAATTAACAGACTTAAAAATGAGTTGAATAATTCATTTACAAATGAGAATATTTCTAGTGATGTTGAGATGATCGAAAAAACAAAAAATGTTCTTAATTTGTTGGAGAGTTTTAAAGAAAAGCAAATTGATGATAAAATGTTGATGAAAGTGTTAAAAATACAAGATCTAGTTAAGGAGATTCAATCCGATGCCAGTCGTAGTTAAAATTCAAGATCAGCAAGTTCAGGTTTCGGAGGATGAGAAATCAACCAAGCCCATTATCCTTAATTTAAATGCTAGAAAAAATTTAAATGGCGACATTATGATTTTTGATCACAACAACATTGACATTGTAATATTGCCTGAAAAAAAGAAAGTAATCGCTTTTGCAAAAGATTTAGTTAGCGATGAAGTCTATGGAGCACAAAATCGACTATTTGATCATTTAAGAAAAAAAGGAATTGTAGATATGGCCACTATTAGGGGTGGAAATATTTATGGATCTTTAGAAGCGGTGTTGTTTGAAAATGAAAAGTTTGATTCTTTCAAAATGGCACTAGTAAACATTTCAGATTTTATTGATCAAGAAAAGATTAATTACGACTTTACTGATGCATACTCAGAAATGGATAGAGATCGTTTAGTACATCCAAGTTCAAAAGATTCAACAGAGCTTGGAGAAGTACCACAAAAAGCCGAGAAGGGATCGTTAAAACCGGGATATGTCCGAGATGTTTATGGTCTTTCCTCATTATACTCATACTAATGGTGAAACATGGAATTAATTTGGTTTATTTTAGCCGCCTATGGTTTAACACAAATCATAGTTTACGGCTCAATATTTAATAAAATCAGGCCACCAAAAGACTGGCTCAAAGGATTTGGAGAGCTTTTTCATTGCCCAATGTGCATGGGCTTTTGGGTTGGCGTGTTTTTGTGTGGCATAAATGGTTTTACAGAACTATTTACATTTGACTATAGTCTTGCAAATTTCTTAATTTGCGGTTGGCTATCTTCAGGAACATCATACATTTTTAATGTTTTGTTCTGCGATAATGGAATACAAATAGGAGTGCATAATGGACAACCACTGGACAAGTAAATGGCGTCTTCAGCCCGTTCGTCGTTGCTGCAAGGGCTCTTAGCTCGCGCGGGTAGTGCCCGCTTTAAGGAATAACAAAATGAAAATTACAAAATTAGAATTAAGAAATATTATTAAAGAGGAGCTTGAGGCAGTTTTAAATGAAGCTGATCCAATGGCTCGCATGTATGGGGGGCAGAAACCACAAGCAGCCGCAAAATCACCCGCAGCACCTGCTGCAGCCGCGTCACAAAAAGAATATCCTCCTGAGTGCGCCCAAGTTCACGCTGAAGTGAAAAAGATTCGAGACTCAGCCGACGATGAAATGCGCATGGATTACACCGGCGCTGGCTATGGCGCGCAAGCTCAAGACATGGCTGATAAAGCAATTGCCGCGCTCCGGGAAAAACACCCAAAGTGTTTTGGAAAGTAAACAATGTCAAAGAAACTTTTACGAGAATACTATGAATTATGCGAAGGCGGTATCTGTCAAGATCTTTTAACAGAAGATGAAAAAAGATTT